TGCTCGCCTCGCCGTAGCTATTGGCGACAAGGGTTCGCTCACGCTCTACGGTCGTATTCCCGGCGTTCACCAGCTCCTGGCTGAACACCTGACTGCTGAGTACCGGGTCAAGACCTCCGGTCGCGGCCGGACCGTTGATGAATGGAAGTTGAAGCCGGAACACCACGACAACCACTGGCTGGACTGCCTCGCAGGATGCGCAGTCTGTGGGTCTATGCTCGGGTGCAGTCTGCCGGAGTTCGGAGCCGTGACGGTGAAGAAGAATGGCCGCATAAAGCTGTCCGAACGCAAGGGAACGCATATCACGACTGCGGAACCGAGGAAGAAGCTGAAACTTTCCGACCTTAGAAAGCAGCCATAAGGCGCGTTTGAATTCGCTGACAGAAAAAACAAGAAAAAAAATGGAAGGCCTCGATTTTCGCGACGCTTTTTTCGGAAAAAAGCAAAGATATAAGGCAGCGAGAAAATGATTTCACAGCGAAAGGAGCGCGGATGAATTACGGAAGCATTTGCAGCGGCGTCGAGGCCGCAACGCTCGCGTGGGAACCGCTCGGATGGCGTGCCGTTTTCTTTGCTGAGACGGAACCGTTCCCCGCCGCCGTCCTGCAGCAGAGATTCGGCGCGACACGCCCGAAGCGCCCGCTTCTGCCGGAAGATGCGGAGAGCGAGAAAGACCGGAAGCAGCGGGAGTCCTGGCAGAAGCAGATATCCGAGCTTCCCGAAGGAGGAACAATCCCGAATTTGGGGGACTTCACACGAATCACAATGGAGGATTACAATGAACCAATTGACCTGCTCGTCGGCGGAACCCCCTGCCAGAGCTACTCTATTGCCGGGCTTCGAAGAGGCCTTGCCGACCCCCGCGGCAACCTCGCGCTTGAGTTTGTCCGTCTGGCTTACCGCTCAGGGGTACGATGGACGGTCTGGGAAAACGTTCCTGGTGTCCTGTCCAGTGGGGCCGGAAAAGATTTTGCCAGCTTCCTATCGCTTCTGTGCGGGTGGGAAATTGATGTCCCCGAAGGTGGATGGCGCAAAAGCGGTGTTGTCGTCCCCGCTCCCGGATGTTTCGGCCTGGCTTGGAGAATTCTTGACGCTCAGTACACCAGAGTTCCCGAATTTCCAAGGGCAATTCCGCAGCGAAGGAGACGTATCTTCGTTATCGGATATCTTGGTTCGTGGCTCTATCCCGCAACGGTACTATTTGACGGCGAGATGTGCGGAGGGGATACTCCGCCGCGCCGAACGAAGGGGCAAACCATTGCCGCCGGTGCTGAAGGAGGCTTTGATTCGACAAAGTCAATCCGCATGCGCGCAGGCCGCCCGCCCGGAGGGAAAGGAGCTTTAATTGGAGACGATATAAGTCACACGCTTGCAACCGGAAACGACCAGACCATCGTTACTCTGGCGGAGGACGCGCAGTGGTGGGACGGAAGCGATCAGGCCGGAACGCTGACCGGGACGAGCAATAATCAGCTGATGCCGGACAAGGGGCGGCTCCAATGCGTGATCGAGCCTGCCGTTGAGTGTATTGATGTAAGACAGGCCGATGTGCAGGAAACTGAACTTGCCCCGACTTTGATTGCTACGGACTACAAAGGTGGCAAGGCTGTCGGAATCGGGCGCGATGTGTTCAATCAAGGGAAGAATGCCAAATACGGCATGAGCCTTGCGGAAGATGTTCAGCCCACGCTGACCGCCAAAGGTCCTGGAGCAGTCTGCTTCGAGAACAACCCGACCGATGCAAGGCTGAAGGAAGTTCCGGTTTCCCCGACTGTGATGAGCCGTTGGGGAACGGGCGGCAATCAGACGCCGCTCGTAATGGACGGTGTTCAGGCGGAACCGCCAGTGGATGCTCCTGTCGGTTTCATCAAGAATGATGCCGGAGGGGAGTTGCAGGGGTTCTGGGGTGATACCTTCCCAACGCTCAGGAGTGGCGCTCTTCCGGCTGTCGCATACAACGTCACGTTTTGCGATGCGAACGGCACACGAAAAGACCGGCCGAACGGCGGTCTGTATGTGACTGAGGCGGACACGGGAAAAACCGTGACAGCCAACGGTCCGAACACGGAAATGGTCGTTGTTGATTCGGCAGAATGTGTTCCTCTTGATTTAAGGAACGCGACGCGCGATCCAAATAAGAAAGACGAACAGAACCGCCAATGTGTTGGTGTGGGCGAGGATGGGGCTCCAATGAACACCATCACTTCCGCATCAGTGCCCGGAGTTGGATGGCGGTCGACCGTCCGCAAGCTCCTCCCGGTCGAATGCGAGCGTCTGATGGGCTTCCCAGACAATCACACCCGCATCGCGTGGAAGGGCAAGCCGGAAGAGGAATGCCCGGATGCTCCGAGGTACAAAAGCTGCGGGAACAGCATGTGTGTGAACGTGATGGCGTGGATCGGGCATCGGATTCAGGCCGTTGAGGAGAGTTTAGCATCACGTGATGCTAAACCTGAAACAGGAGACCAATCATGACCGAACATGAAAAAGTAACAGAAACCATCGTGAAAAACGCGACCGGACCGAAATCCGCCGAGGTTGACGGACAGCGAGTCGAGCAACACACTCTGACCGAGCAGATCGCCGCCGACAAATACCTCGCCTCGAAGGATGCCGTAAAGCGCAGGGGAAGCGGGCTGAAGTTTTCCAAGATGACGCATTCGGGAGCCGTGTGATGCTGAACGTATTAAAGAACATGTTCCGAACCTCGAAGCCTCCCGAACAGCATTTCCGCAGACCCGTCCGTGCGAGGTTCGATGCGGCCCAGACCACGCGGGACAATTCGAAGCACTGGGCGTATGCAGACCAGCTCTCCGCCGACATGGAAGCTTCGCCGGAGGTTCGCAGAACACTGCGGATGCGGTCGCGATACGAGGTGGCGAACAACAGTTATGCTCGCGGGCTCGTCCAAATGCTCGCGAACGATACCATCGGCACGGGGCCGAGGCTGCAGATGCTCTCTGCGGACGAAACGTTCAACGATGAGGTTGAGAGGGCGTTCATGAGGTGGGCGGAAGCGGTCAGGCTTGCCCCAAAGCTCCGCACCATGCGAATGGCGCGATGCCAGGACGGAGAAGCGTTCGCCGTGCTGGCGACAAATCCGAAAGTCCGCAGTCCCGTGAAGCTTGACCTCATGCTGATCGAGGCCGACCGCGTGTCAGGCGGCATCAGACTCCTGGACGACGGTCAGTCCGTGGACGGCATCACGTTCGACGAGTGGGGAAATCCGACCTCGTACCGAGTGCTGAAATACCATCCGGGCGATGACAGATTCGCCACGGGCAACGAGGCCGTCGAGGTTCCCGCCGAGTGGATGATCCACATCTTCCGACAGGACAGACCCGGACTCCATCGCGGTGTCCCGGAGCTGACCTCGGCGCTTCCGCTGTTCGCCCAGCTTCGGCGATACAATCTCGCCGTGCTGAGCGCAGCCGAGGCCGCTGCCGACTTCGCCGCCATCCTCTATACGGATGCTCCGCCGAATGGTGAGGCGGATGAAGTCGAACCGATGGACACCATCCCGCTCGAACGTAACATGATGCTCACCGTGCCTTCGGGCTGGAAGATGGATCAGCTCGACCCGAAACAGCCCGCCGCAAACCACGCGGAATTTGTGAAAATCATCCTGAGCGAGATCGCCAGATGCGCTGTCACGACCTATGGCACACTTGCCGGCGACTACAGCGGACACAACTACGCCTCAGGCCGCCTCGATAACCAGATCTACCACAAAAGCATCCTGGTCGACAGGTCCTTCTGGGAAACCGAGGTGCTGAACAGAATCTTCGAGGCGTGGTTCCGGGAGTATCTCCTGATCGAGAATCTTGTTCCGACCGAGGAGAGCCATACCTGGTTTTGGGACGGCTTCCCGCATGTAGACCCGAACAAGGAGGCCACGGCGCAGGAACGCCGCCTCGCGAATCTCACCACGACCTTGGCGGCCGAGTGTGCGAAGGACGGTCGGGACTATCTCGGCGTCCTGCAGCAGAGGGCGAAGGAAATCAAGTTGATGAAATCTCTGGGGATTCCGATCCCCGGAGAAACCGCGAAAGAACAAAACAACGCCTCAGAACCGGAAGAGTCCGGCGAGGAAGAAACTCAAACGAACGAGGTATCATGAATGATTTTACCCTGATTGAAGCTGCCGGAGGCACTCGACCGAAGATTGTCGGCACGGCGTACTCCGGGGGCAAGATGTCCCTGCCGGGTTGGAAGAATCCGGTGGTCGTTGACCTGAGCGGAATGGAGCTGCCGGAATCCGTGCCTCTGCTCGCGAACCACGAAAACCGGACGAGTTCTCGTATCGGTATGGTGTCCGCGAGCGTGAAAAACAATGTGCTCGAAATCTCCGGCGAAATCATCTCTGAAGGCTCGGAGGCCGCGGACATCGTGGCGCAGAGCAAAGCCGGCGCTGACTGGCAGCTCAGTATCGGAGCCGATGTGAAGGAGTGCGAGCTCATCCGAGGCAAACGCGAGGTGAACGGACAGGAAATCGAAGGCCCGTTCTATCATGTTCGAAAGTCCGCTCTCCGCGAAGTGAGCGTGGTGGCAGTCGGAGCTGACGCTCATACGAGCATGAAAGTCACCGCAAAATTCGATCTTATCAACCCTAACCCCGAAGAGGAAGGAGTTCAAAACATGAACGAAAACAAAGATGTTGAAGCCAAGGCTGACGTCAAGCCTGAGGTCAAGCCGGAAGCGAAGCCGGAAGCCAAGCCCGAAATCAAGGCCGAGGCAAAGCCGGAAATCAAGGCGGAAGCCAAGCCCGAAATCAAGCCTGAACCCGCTCCCGTCGACGTGGCCGCCGCAGCCCGCGATGCCGCCACTGCCGCCGTCAAGGCCGAGCGCGAGCGCGTCGCGGCAATCCGCGCCATTTGCGACGGCGAGTTCCCCGAAATCGAGAAGGACGCGATCTCTGCCGGGTGGACGCCCGAAGTCGTGACGAAGAAGGTGCTGGAGACCATCCGTGCCGAACGGCCTGCCGCCAACGTCCACATCTCCGTGAAGACCGAGCCGGAAGGCGACGGCCTCCGCAAGACCATCGAGGCGGCCATGTGCCTGCGTTGCGGCATCTCCGCCGACGATCTCGAAAAGTCCTACGACGGCAAGACCATCGAGGCGGGCATGCGCGAAATGGATATGCCCCTCAAACAACTCCTGATCGAATGCATGAAACTGGACGGCATTCCGTACGGCCGCGGCTTCGACAACGAGACCATCCGCGCGGCCTTCAGCTCCGTGTCCCTGCCGGGCATCCTGAGCAACGTGGCCAATAAAAAGCTCCTCAAGAGCTTCGAGGCCCAGCCGGTCATCGCCACCAAACTGTGCAGCACCGGTGACCTCAACGACTTCAAAGAGAACGACCGCTTCCGTCTGACGGACGTGGGCGACCTGCTTCCGGTCGGCGCTGACGGCGAGATCAAGGATGGCGGCGTCACTGAAGAGGCAGCCAAGAACCAACTCGATACCTATGGCAAAAAGTTTGTTCTGACCCGCAAAATGATCATCAACGACGACCTCGGAGCCTTTATGAAGGTGCCGGTGGCAATGGGCAACAGGGCGGCCAGACTGATCGACCAGCTGTTCTTCTCCCGCCTGCTGAAGAATCCTGTGCAGCTTGACGGCAAGGCTCTGTTCAGCACCGCTCACAAGAACCTGCTCACCGGCGCGTCCAGCGCTCTCTCCTTCGACGGCCTCAAGAAAGCCATTCAGCTCTTCCTCGACCAGGTGGACGCGGATGGTCAGCCGATCAGCGTCGAGCCGAAGTTCCTGCTCGTTCCGACTGCCCTCAAGCACCTCGCCATCGAGCTCACCCGCGGCGCGACCCTCATCACCGCTGGCGGCGCCGACAATGTCGTTCGTCCTGCTCTGAACATCCTCGCGGATGAGAACCTGCAGGTCGTCAGCTCCCCGTACCTCGCGAACAGCGCATACGAAGGAGCCTCCTCCACCGCATGGTATCTGTTCGGCGATCCCCACCAGGTCGACACATGGGAAATCGGCTACCTCAAGGGCAAGCGCACCCCGACCGTGGAGCGCGGTGAGACCGATTTCAACACGCTGGGGCTCTGGTTCAGAGTCTATTTCGACCTGGGCGTCAGGGAACAGGAACACAGGGGCATGGTCAAGTCCGCGGGCGCGGCTGGCTGATGACCGCCGGAGGCGGGGCAATTCCCGCCTCCGCACTTCAACTTGAACTCAAACAGGAGATAACACATGATTGCACGTTACGTTCAGAAAGGCGAAGCCATCGACTACCGCCCCTCCGAAAATGTTCCTGCCGGAACCATTGTTCCTTTCGCCGGATTCGTCGGCATCACCCGCCTCGACATTCGAGCTGGTGAACTCGGCGCTCTTGCCGTGACCGGCGTCTTCGAATCCCCCAAAGCCGATGAATCCATCGATGTCGGCGAGGCCGTCTACTACGATGCCACAAATGGTGTCGCCACGAAGGAAAAAACCGATGTCTTCCTTGGTGTTGCCGTTTACAACGCTCAAGCGAGTTCGGAGTTCGTCTACTTCCTGCTCAATGCCGGGAGTACGGGAGCTTCTGGCACGTCCGGCAGCACCGCAACCACGTCTCCGGCTATCGCCGACCTCGGAACGCTCACGAGCGATTCCGGATGTTCCGCCTCGATGGCGACTCTGAAAGAAACCATCAACGAAATCCTCGAAGCCCTTCGTTCCGCGGGTATCATCGCGGCCAGCTAAGCACAAAATGGGACTGCTGGAAGAAGGAGCAAACTGGCTGGAGTCCCAGCGGCAAGCCTGGCTCTCCGTTCCTGTGGAATACCTCCGCAGGGACGGAGAGAGGCTCCGTGTTCACGCCTCGCTCGGACGGACGCTGTTCAAGGTCGAGAATTCCTACGGAACCACAATCCACGTCTATTCCCGTGATTTCCTGATTCCGGCTGAAGTCTTGCCGAAAGACCCGCAGTCCGGCGATAAGATTTTTTACGATGGCGTCGAGTACGAGGTTCTGGCGCCGCAGGACGAACCTGTCTGGCGGTGGAGCGGGACGATTCACCAGGTGAGAAGAATCCACACGAAGGAGATTGGGAAAAGATGAACGAAAACAAAGAACCCGTGCCGGATACCCGCGACCTCTGGCACGAAGTCAACCAGGCGAGACTGGATATCGCGGAACTGCGGGGAATGCTGAACATGCATTTCGGGCGTGGAGAACACCACTATCCGCCCTGCAAGCCCGCCGCCGACCTGCAGAAGATGATGGTTTCCACACTCGGCGCTGCGCTCATTGCGCTGCTCGCCGCAATCGGGAACATTGTCATGGAGTTGCTGCGGAGATGATCGACAATATGGACTGTTTGGTTTTGAGCGAGGCGGTTGCCGCGTCGCTCGATGACTGGCATGCGAAACCTGCACTTGCCCCCGAATTCACGCTTCGTGAGCTTGAGGAGCTGAAGGTTGTGGTCGTCCCTGTTGAGTTGAGCTACAAGAACATCACGCGAGCGCTCAAGGAACGCACGGTGAAGCTCCAAATCGGCTTCATGAAGAGGGCGAAGGACGAGGAACTCGACGAGCTCCTCGCGACGGTCGAGAAGCTTGGAATGAGCTTCCTGAACAAGGAATTCTGCGGTGCGAAGTGCGTGGCGGTTGGATTCAACCCGATCTATTCTGCCGATGACCTTCGGGAGCGCCACCAGTTCACGAGCGTTATCGAGCTCGTTTTCCGCGACACATGCAGGCGGCTGGAGCCATAAAAAAACGACGCCCTGAAACCAGAGCGCCGTCAAAACTCATACGGGGGTGTCAGAATTACTTCTTGAAAGCATCCCAGTCAGCCTTCTTGACGAAAGCAGTCAGATTGCGGCCGTCCTTCGTGAGGGCCTTGAACGCATAACGGGTGGCCGTGCCTTTGCCGTACTTGACGGCTTTCGTGACTTCGGCGGTGACTTTCTTCTTGGCTTTGACGTCGTAGAAGCTGTGTTTCATATTGAAACTCCTCCTGGTTTGAGGTTAAGGGTTATGTAAATATAACCTCGAATCCTGTTCGTGTCAAGCGGAAAAAGTTATTTTCCAGCAAAAATTCAAGGATTTACGCCAAAATGTCCGTAAAAATGCGCTTCGAGTTCGATTCGAGGCGACTTCTGGGGGCGGTCAGCAAGGCAAATCTGACATCCTTGCGGAGGGCGGGCGCGTATGTCCGGAAAGCGGCTCGGAACGCCGTCTTTAAGTCGAAACGCGCCTCGGAAAAGGGAACGCCTCCGCACACGAGACGCGGTCTGCTGAAACGCTCGATTCTGTTCGGCGTCGACAAAAGTCGGATGAGCGTGGTCATCGGTCCCGCCAAGAAATTCATCGGCGTGTCCATGACCGCTCACGAATTCGGTGGGATGTACCGCAGACGCCGCTACCCGAAACGTCCCCTCATGGGGCCGACTTTGAACAAGACCGCACCTCAGCTCCCGAAGCTGTGGGAAAACGTGGTCAAAAAACAATGAAAGGATCTATCTATGGCCATCAAACTTGGTCTTGATGCAAAACTGTTCCGCGGCACTGCCGGGACTCAGGGGACGATTGAGGTCACCAACGTGAAGGACGTTTCCCTCAGCCTGGAGTCCGGCGAAGCGGATGTCACTACCCGAAAGGCAAAGGGCTGGAAACTGAGCGTCGCCACGCTCAAGGAAGCCTCGCTCGAAATCACCATCCTCTACGACACCGAAGACGAAGATTTTCTCGCGTTCAAAACCGCCTATTTCACGAACACGCCGCTCTCGCTGTTCGTGACGGATGGCGATACCACGGCACACGGGCTGGACGCCGATTTCTCGGTCACCGGTTTTACGGTTGACCAGCCCCTGGAGGAAGCTGTCACCGTTAAGATCACCGCAAAACCGACTGCTTCCGACCGGGCTCCTGTCTGGGTATGAGGTGAACGATGAAAACTTTCACCGACAACAAGGGGCGTACATGGACGCTTGAAGTGACCGTGGCGACCGTCAAACGAGTCCGCGCTCTGTGCAGGGTTGACCTCAACAGCATCGTGGAGCTCGACAAGAACAACAAACCCTCGGCTGAACTCCTCGAACGTCTTTCGTCCGACCCGGTCCTGCTCGTGGATGTTCTCTACGCCGTCTGCAAGCCTCAGGCCGACAAACTCAGCATCACGGACGAGGACTTCGGCGAGGCTATGGCGGGAGACGCCATCGAACACGCAACCTCAGCTCTCCTGGAGGAAGTCATTGATTTTTTCCCGGAGGCGAAGCGGCTCGTGATGTGGAAGATTCTGTCCGCCAGCCGCAAGTTCAGCGAAGCCGCAAGGAAGAAACTGGAAGCCGAGCTGAACGGCGAGTTCGAGAGCCGGGTGGTCTCCACGCTGGAGCAGTTGACCGGCTCATCTGGGACTGTGCAGGCATCTGTGGAATAGACCCGAACGGATTCACTCTCCGCGAACTCGTCCGCATGACGGAAGCCCGCGGAAGGTTCGAGTGGGGGCAGACAGCGTCCTTGATGGCTCTGATTGCCAATGTTCTTCGTGACCCGAAGAAGAGCAGGACCGTGAAGCCGAGCGACTTCAATCCGTACAATCTGCAAAAACGAACAAAGGCGCCAGTCAGCATCCTGCGGGATATCTGGTGCAAACAGGATTCTGCACAATCCTGATGCCGGATTAGGCAGAATGGCATGATTCATTGTGCAGAATAGGAAAGGAACAACATGAGCACGGCAACAGGCGAAGTGAAAGCGGGACGCGCATACGTCGAAATCCTCCTGGATCAGACGAAGCTTGAACGGGGGTTGAAGCAAGCCCAGCAGAAGATTAAAAGCTTCGGGTCTGCCTTGACGGGTATCGGCAAGAACATGCTCGCTGTTTCCGGGGTTCTGGCTGCTCCGATGGCATTTGCTACGAAGACGTTCGCCGACTTCGACGATGCCATGAGGATGGTCAAGGCCGTGTCCGGCGCGACCGAGGGAGAGTTCAAAAAGCTGACCGACGCCGCCGAGAAGCTCGGACGCGAGACGTCCTACACGGCCAAAGAGGTGGCCGAGGGGATGACGGCTATGGGGCGAATGGGATTGAAGCCGGACGAGATTCTGTCCGCTGTTCCCGCCGTCCTGAGCCTCGCCCGTG